TCTCTGTGCGAGTTGATTGTCAAAGCTATTAGCGTCAGTTGCTTGGACATTAAAGTTTACTGTTACTCCTCCTGAACCTCCGCCAAGCTCGTGGTTGGGGATAACTGTTCCTGATGTTCTTGGAACGAATAACTCCGCACCTGCTTCTCCTACCAAATAGTTTCCGCCTGCTTTTAAGTTGCCACCATTCCTAGCCATTCCGTCTAAGCTAAATGAACTCGCTAGGTCGGTCATTCCCATTGATCCTGCACCGCTTGCACCTGCATTAGATACTCCGCCAAATATGGCACTTGTAAATGCTCCTATTAAGGGATTAACAATGGCTCGTTGAATGATTAATTTTTGCAGTTGTCCTAGAATATCTGTGACTAAACTTCTAAAGCTCAATTTGCCTGTGTTGACAAACTCCTGAATCGAATCAGTCATTCCGTCACTTACATTCTGCATGATACTTTTCATATCCTCACCGACAACCTTAGTCTCTTCGCCTATTGCTTGCAAGGCAGAGATTCCGTGCCTTTTCATTTGAGAAAATATTCCTTCAGGATTATCGTCTTTGCCGTCAGGGTTGATTCCCAAGAAAGAGTTTTGCAATGTGCTTTTTAATTTAGCTATTGTGTCAGCAGTTCCTTGAACTATACCTTCTGCGTTGCTTTCTCCTAGTTCTTTTCCTGCTCCAAAGAATAGCTTTTTGCCGTCCTCGATAAAGTCTTTGCTAAGTTTCTCACTTGCTTTTCTTGCGTCTGCTAATGTTATTCCATCAATTAAAGCTTTATTAAAAGCTTTTACCCCTTCCATTATTTGAGATGGGTCTAGTGTAAATGCACCCATAAGTGCTTCCCCTAGTCCATTTATTGCCCTAATTAAAGGAGTAAAAATTGATAGTGTTACTTTTACAAAATTAATAAACAATTTAACAATTAAAACTAACGCTTGCCCTAGTTTCTTAATGCTAAAGACAAGGACTTCCATCGTTCTTACCCCTGCTATCATTGCTTCCCTAGCCGTCATAAATGTTCCTATAAATTTAACTAACTCAACAACAACAACTCCGATTGCTACTCCTAAGGCTATAAACTTTAATGATGCTAATGCAAACACCCCTGCAAGGACTCCACCTATGCTTAATAACATTGGCAATATGTTAGCAAAGGCAAAAGCTAATTGACCTGCTATAAACACTAATCCTGATAAAGCTACTCCTACTGCCATTAGAGGTAAAACAAAAGCCATAAAGGATGCTATTGCGTCTCTGTTGACTGATACAAATGATGCGATCCTATCCACAAAAGGTTTCATAAACTTTTCGTTTAAAACCCCTAGTTGAATTTGAACTGCTTCGACTGCTGACTTTAGTTTGAAGAATGATCCCTGTAAGGTGTTATCCATTATGTCAGCCATTTCTTTAGCTGATCCTGCTGAATTGTTAAAGGAATCTGTAAGTGTGCCTAAGTTTTCGGCATTCTCAGCGAGAACATTTAAAGCTCCTGAAGCTCGTTTTTTGACTAGTTCTGTGGCAGTTGCGTTTCTATTAGCTGAGCTGTTTACCTTATCTAACATTTCTTTAAAGGTCATTCCCTTATCAGACATTGCGAGAAAGATTGTCCTTAAATCCGTGCCTGCCTTCGAAGCATCCGCACCTGTGTCAACCAAAGTTGCTAACAGAGCAGTCGTTTCTTGTAAGCTAAACCCTGCAAGTCTTCCTGAAACTTGAGCATTACGCATACCCACACTAAACTTCTCTAGGTCTAACGCAGATGAACTAAATGACTTAGCCATTACATCTGTAATTCTACCCATTTCAGAAGCCTCTAAACCAAAGCCCTTCATTGTGGAAGCCCCAACCATTGCTGACTGAGCTAAGTCTTCACCTGTGGCAAGTGCTAGGTCTAATGTCGAAGCCGTAACCTTGTTTATTTGTTCAGGAGTTAATCCTAACTTAGAGAAATTTAATTGTAATTCCGCAACTTCAGAAGAGGTAAATCGTGTGGTTGCCCCTAGTAGTTTGGCACTCTTAGATAATTCAGAAAATTCTTTAATAGTTGCACCTGAGATCGCCTTTACTTTTGCCATTGATTGTTCAAATGACGCAAAGGTCTTAACAGATGTTGCACCTATTGTTGCTAAAGGAACTCCAAGCCCTATGCCGACTGATTTACCAATCGAATTAGCACTCCTTCCGAAAGCGTTTAATTTTCTTTTTGCTTTATTTAAATCCGCAACAAAGCCCTTTGTCTTCGCTACGATGTTAAAGTTTAAACTACCTAGTGTTGTTTTAGCCATAATACATTTTTAGCATCCCTGCAAATTTTTGCACATCGCTCATTATATCTCTATCATATTTCTTTTCTTTAGGCATAAAGTCATCGATTGAATAAGGCTTCCCTTTCTTGCCTCGATTTACTTCAGCTAATATGTAACAGATTTGAGCGAAACGATAATCCTTTCTCCTTTCTAGTTTGTTGTAAATATAATCAAGTGCTTCAAGTTCGTTATATTCTAATTTTAAAAATTCTTCTTTAGATACTCCCCAAGCAATTTGGGCTAAAGCGATTTGCTCTAGCCATTGTCTTTTTTTTCTGAGGTCTCTCCTGATAGACCACTCTCCGCCATAGCCTCTTTAATTGATTCAGCAAGCTCTGCCATAGGTGGTAAGTCGTTAGCGTGTTCTAAGGGGTCTCCTGTTAGCCCTAGACAGGCACAAGCTAATGATATTGAACTAGCGATGGGCTTAGTGTCAAAATCCGTAATGTTGCCTCCGTTAATCTCAAAAAGCATTATTGCTTTGTTGTCTACTTTGATTTCCTGTTCTTTTCCTTTGTATGTTATTTTAGCCATAATTTATTTCCTTAATTATTTTATCCTATTTGTGTTATGTTAGAGGTAAGCTTAATGATAATTTCCATTTTTAAAACATCCTCTTTATCGAAAATTGATTCAACTCCTGTGACTATTCCTGAAGCCTGAAACTTTGTCGAATCATCAGGGGTAGAATACTGCACAAAAATTTCTGTGTCGTTCTTTAATAAATCCTCAAATGTGTGTGCCATATTACTTGAGTCAATTTGGCTTTCATCAATATAACCTAAAGTAGTAAACCCAAGCTCGCCTGTGTCTACTAAACCACCACGATATTTTTTAATAGCATCAGTATTGTAATGATTACTTTCGATGGTGTCTTTGCTTATGGTCGGCAAGGTGACTTCAATTATGCCTGTAATGTTTACATAAGTTCCGTTAGCAGATGTCGCTAATTTAACTGTCGTTCCGTGTGCTTTCTTTGCCATTATGATATTCCTCCTGTTACTTTAGCGGTTATTGTTTTCTTTATTACTCCGTCAATCGGTGCTTCAACTTCTACGCCTGTGATGCGTGCTTCAAATAACATTCTTTGGGTAGAGTCATCGTTAATCTTGAAGAATACTGTTCGATCCTCTGAGCATAATTCTTCCCAAGTATAATATCTAAACAAATCAATATGAGCGGTATTCGATCCACCTGAAACATAGTTTGAATCGGTTGATGCTAAAATTCTGAATACACCATCATAATTTTGCACAAAACTAGCAAATTGACTGCCACTATTTTCCACGGGAATCTGTGACAAAAACGCTGAACTATGCCCTATTCTTAATGAAAAATTAGCTGATCCACTTGGATCGTATGTGGGTGTCCCTAGAATTGAATGATGGTATGTATACAATTTTCCTAATTTTCTAAATGGATTTCTTAGGGTGTCTAATGTTGTTGGAGCGTTTGTATCGTTTTCAGGTTTGATTAACACATGTTTCGATACTGTTGGAGTCGCTGACCCAAATGATCCCCTGACCCCTGAATTGGCATTTGTTCCTCCATCGTCCATCGTCCAACCTGAGTTTGAATCTCCCTCTCCTACATCTTCCATAAAATTACCATTAACATCAATGTAACCAAATGGAAAATCAGAAAAATAAGTTTGTAAATAATGCGTCTTTGATGAATGCGTTGAGACCACACTACCTGTATCGGTAAAAAGTTCTGTGGGACTACCTATATAAGATTCTGTCGTGAAGCTAAACTCTCCGCCATCTACTAGCCCACCTTGATATTTCCTGACTCCTGCATCATCGTTTATGTCCGTTGTTTCATAACTGTCTTTGCTGATGCTAGGCAACTGAATGTCTGTCACTTCTTTGACTGTGTGCAATAAATTATGGTTTGTTCCTGTTTCGGTATTGCCTTCGCTTGTTGTTCCTTGTGCTGAGTCTGTATCAGCATGAAAGGCAGTTTGCCTTAATGACGAGTAAGGGGAATCAATAGCAACTGCGACTTGGATATTATATTTATTAGATGACTTAGACATTATTTTAAAAAGTTAAATGCAATGACGAGGGGATTTGACTCCCCTGTCACGCAAATTGTTTTAGGATTTAGTTACTGAACCTGATACTTTAATTGTAATGGTTGCTGATAACTGACCATCAATAGGAGCTTCTTGCTCGAAACCTGTGACGATTCCATTGAAGCTTAATACTGTTGATCCTGAGTCTGCATAAGTAATTTTAAAACCTGTGTTTGAAGCATCTGCGACATCGTTAGGAGTCTCCGCTAAAGTTCTGAAATCAGCGTGTGCTGAGTTGTCAGGGTCATAATTTACTGTGATAGAGACTTCGCCAAAATCGACCAAGCCACCTATGTATTTTCTGATTCCGCTATCTCCGTGGCTTGTAACTTCGATTGTGTCCTTAGTTACAGAAGGAGGAGACAAATCAGTAATGCTACCTAGGGCAACATATGATGCTGAGCCGTCTTGATAGCTGAATGTTAATCCGTATGCTTTTTCTGCCATAATGTTATTTTATTATATATTTTAAGGATAAATCTACCGATCTAATCCATTGTTTTGTTTGTTCGTCATATGCGTCAAACTCATTAGAGGTGTCGGCATAAGCCATTTCAATAGTTGAATCCAATAAGATGGACTGCCCTACAAAAAGTGTTTTAAAGATTGAGACTGTGTCGTCTAAGTTAGCTAATGACTGAGAGTAAAAGTCGAACTCAAAAATCATATCCCCATTTGAAAACCCTCCGCTAAATTCTGTTTGAGGCGTATCTTCTTTTAAAGTAAAGATGGAGAAAGTGTGAGAATTGTTGTGCCTCTGTGGTGCTTGTATCGGATAGAACTCAAACGATGCAGGAAACAAATTCTGAACTGTGTTTGATTGCAAGTAAACTGCTAGTGCTTTATAAGGTGTCATTTGAATCTCCCTACTAAGTTACGCATTTCTTTATAAAAATAAGTCTCTGCTGATTTTCTTTTTCTGTTTACCGCATCCATAGCAAAGCCAAAGCTTTTAGCCCCTCTTAATCGTTTGCCCTCTGCTCCTTTGTTCTTACTTGGATTTAAAGACCAAAATTTTATATAAGGGTTTTCGTCCCCTTGAATCCATTTAGCTCCGATCAAAGAATGAATCCCTCCTCTGTTCTTTGGGACTCTGACCTTTTGGCGAATGTTTCTTTTTAAGTCACCTGTATCGACAGGAGTAGATGCTTTTATTTCATCTAATAAAATATTCCCTGTTTCTTTTACGATCTTTCTTAATTCTTTTTTTACCAACCTAGTCTCAAATCTTTTAAGATTGTTTAAAGAGGTTTTCAAGGAAAGCTTGTCGAATACTATTTCAGTTTTCATTTATATGCTCTCCCCTAGAATTGTTATAAAGTTATTGCGAGGCTGACTGTCGTTTAAAATGTCTGTGATGTCATACTCAAAGCCATTAAATAAGATTGAGTCCGTCATCGCTATTGCAAAAGATGTTTTTCTTATGGTAAACTTTGCTTTCTTTTTGGCTCTCTCTTTATTGTTGGTAGTTGATTCCCCACCGCTTATTTCTTCAACAAAAGCGTAAACTGAGTTTTGCGTTATGTTTATTGTGTCTGTGTGATCTTCGTCAATCTCACCAAAAGCACCTCTGCCCAAAAGACTAACTGAAGTGGTCTTATTGAGTATGGTTATTTGTTGATTTAAATTTCCTATTTTTTTCACAGATGTTATTTAGTAAATGATGAACTACCGAAGTAAAAGCCAACAATAGCCATTAAGGTTTGCCGTATCTCAGGCAGTATTACAAAACCACTTAAGGTTTTCCAACTTGTCCAAGATAGAAAGAGAAAGTTTTTTTCACTCCCTACTGTTATCCCTTCAGGGCTATGAGCTAAAATAAAAGGTGCAATGACTAAAGCAAATAAGGTTGTGACGACAATCATTCTGCGAACCCAAGAGCCTGCACTTCTTGCTGATGCCTTGTCTGCTGAATCATCAGCTTGCTTCTGCTTGGCAATCAGGTTGTCGGTCATAGATGTCTGAGCCTGAATAAGCGTTGAGACCATCTTAAATAAAAATCCAAGTGCTGATCCTCCGCTTAATGCTATTAATTCAGTTGTCATTACTTTTTGCTTTTCTTATATATGTGCCACCAAGCGACAGACAAAGATGCGATGCCACCGCATACCTGCACAAAGATACTAGCCATTATATTATATTCATCCATTCCCGTTGATGTTATGTTGACGACTGCTATCGTTCCCCAAATTTTTGCGTGTGTTATGATTTGATCCTCCATTTAAAATTTTCTCACTTTGTATTGATCGATAAGGAAGTCCACAGTTCTTGCAATCTTGTATGGTATTTCGCCAAATGATACAGGCTCTCTTGTGTCGTAATAGTGTGCGACAAGCATTAAGATTGCTTGGTGTAAAGGTTTGGGTAAAGTCGTGTAACCTGCCGTAAAGGTAACGATTACAGGGGCAACTCTTGACTTAGTTAAAGTAGGAGAAGAGAAACCATCTTTCATTGCTACGAACGCATTGTTAGATCCTGAGTCCTCTGCTATGTATTTACTTGAGTCAACTGTTACTAATGAATTGAGGTTGTCGTAGTATTTAAGAGATGTTACTGAAACCATAGGTGGATTCGGTATATTCAATTTACAGTAAGTGGTTGGAAATTTAGTGTAGTAAGCTTCATAGGTTTGGCTTTCGCCAAGGCTTCTGCGTGTAGAAAGCTCAATGCTTTGTCTGCAAGCAGTTATAAGATTTAAAATATAAGTATCGTCATCAGAATGCGAAACTCTCAGATGGACTTTAGCTTCAGCAATCGAAATAGGTTCAGCCGATGAATCAGTTGTTCTTTTTATGCCGTATGGCTCTTCGATTTTTGTGTGACTACTATACATGTTTTTAAAAATTGTAAGAAGGACTCCCAAGGAATTGACCAAGGGAGTCGCAACTTAATTACATTACTCTGATTCTGTTACTACTTTTTTCTTCGCTACTTTTTTGGCAGGAGCTTTTACAATGCCCTGACCATAGTAAGCTTTCGTTCTCATTCCAAGAGTCCAAACTTCTGTCAGATAGTTGCCTTCTTTGACTTTATCTAACTCATTTTGCACCGCTTGTTTATCGTTACTTGAGAACACGATTTTAGGCTCATCGCCTTTTTTCTTTATTGCTATTAACAGTTTCATAAAATTATTGTTAAATAATTATAGAGCGTTAGTGAATGCACCGCTAGATTGTGCAGTTGACGCTAAGCGAACACCACCATTGTCAGTAAGTGATCCGTCAGTTCCACCTTGGCAACCACCTACAACGCCATAGATCCAAGTCAATGTTGTGTAAACATCGAATGTTCCTGCGTCTTGGTAAGTTATACCCATCATGGATAGACCTGTGTCAGCGTCTGATACCACATCAACCTTAGAGATTGCAGGAATACCAATGCGATTTGCAAGTGCTTCAACATCGTTAGGAATACGGGAAGCCATAACAATACCTGTCTTGTCTCCGAAGTAACCTGTTAATGTTTCACTGTTTGAAGGCATATCAGGATATTCAAAGATGTTCTCAAAGCCACCAACATTGCTGAGTTGACCATATGCAGAAGCACCTTTTTGTTGTCCGTGATAATCACCGCTTGCGATTCTTGCGTCAGCGTCTAATGCGTTGAACACATTTGAGTTAACGATACCGAAGCGACCTGTTGCGGATGCACCATTCTTATTTAATACTGAACCGATTTTTGCTAATGCATCATAATCTGAGTTAGCTTCTGCTCCAATAACTTCGTGAGAGAAGTTAGCTTGAACCGCCAATCCCATTGCGTAATCAAAAGCTTCTTTACCTAGAGCGTAAGCCATATTGCCGACTGTCTCTGAATAAAGATCTCTTTTAGTTGATACTTGATCTAAGAAATCTACTTTGATCGGCACATGTTTGTGTCGGTTAAGTGTTACACTTACATCTGTGGTTAGACCATTTGCAGAAGCAGAGTTAGCTTTGTAGCCATCTGTTCCGTCATAGTCTTGAACTGAAGGGAGAGATAAAACTCTTCCTGTTATAGTTTGCCCAAGTTTAGCTTCGTCTGATGAGAAATCTGTTCCGATTGAACTCATAAGAGGGAAGCGAACTTTGAAAGCGTCAATCACATCTGTGATTAGTTCTGTTGTGCTTAATGTTGCCATAATTTATATTATCTTATTTTTTATTTATCGGATTTCTCTGAGTTGACGAGCCAAGATTCCTTTTTGAATTGGGTCTTTGGTATCTGCTAATTTAGCACGAATCTCATCTGCTCCGTTATCCTTAGTGTTGTTTAGTTTATTTAACTTTTGTTTCGTTGGTGCTTTTGCAAGCTTATCCAAAACAATATCTTTGAATGAATCTACTGATGTTTCTCCTGAGAGAGCTTCAATAGCGATTTCATTTAAAATACCATTTGCGTTGTATTTTTCGACAATAGCTTTGATACCTTCTTTACGATTGTATTCGTAAGCGAGTGCATCTTCTGCGTTGTCTTCTTCCTCAGCCTCTTCTTCGAGTTCAACCTCAACTTCTTCAGATGATTCTGTTTCAGTTTCTTCGGCTTCTTCGGCTTCAGCTTCTTGAACTTCTGCTACTGCTTCAACTACTTGAGCAACCGCTTCTGTTTCTTCTGCCTTAGCTTCGATGATAGGCGAGGTCTCTTCAGTTGACTCAACTTCTTCAGTTGCTTCAACTTCTTCTGTTATTTCTTGTTCCATTGTGGGTTTTACCTCGTTTCTGATTTGTTCTAGTTTGTCGCCAACTTCCTGAGGAAGGGACGCAAAAAGTGGGGTCTTCAACACATCGTCTAAGCGTGCAACCATTTGAACCTTTTCGACAAGTTCTGTTGCTAGTCCTGCATCAACTGCTTCTTGACCGAAGAACCAAGTGTCGTTCTCCAACCATTCGTTGACAGTCTCAGGGGATGCTCCTGTGTGCTTCTGATAAATGTTAGAAAGGACTTGCTCAAACTTAGCGAGTTCCTCTATTCCATTTTCTAAATCTTTTCTGTTTGGATAATCAATCCCTCCAAGCATTGGAAGGTGAGTAAACACCGAACCATTCTCAGGGATGTAAACATTATCTCCTGCTAGGATTATTATTGAAGCAATGCTTCCTGCTAATCCTCCGATATATACATCAATCTGAGAATCTTTTGCTCTCAAATAATTATACATTGCGATCCCATCAAGGATAGAACCACCGACTGAATCGATGTGAAGATTAATTACATCTGCCTCAACCTTAGAAAGGTCTTGAATAAATTCTCTAGCAGATACTCCATAGCCTCCGATTTCATCCAAGATGAATACATCGTAATACTTTTTGTCTTTTTTATTAACAGAGCTTTTTGCCTGTTGTATGTTATACCATTTTTTCATTTTAAATTAAAACGGGTTTTTGTCGTCATCAACAACAGATGGGTTCGCTATTTTAGTGAACAAGATGTTGGCAGGTTGTGCGTTAGCCTCTATGCTAACTCCTTTAGTTCCATAAATGACATCGTCACTCTTTTTTTTAATAATTATTCCTTGTCCGTCAGGTGAAACCATTATCATCCTTGGGTGAGTTGTTCCGTCTGCACTTTTAATATGCACATAACGATTTTCCGCATCTGCCATAGGGCTTCCGATTACTCCTGTGTTATTTTCGGCATCAGGTGTTTGTCCTGCCTGCAAGACATCATAGTAATCTTGGTTTTGGCACAAAACATAAGTTGCGTTATTGATGGTGCTTCTGTTGGCATAACCCGCCCTAGTGCTTCCTACTCCTATTGGTTCAATTATCATTTTATTTTTCGTCTATTTGTTTAAGTTTTTTAATTGCCCATTCGACACCGCTAGTTCCACCCCAACAATCCCACATAAGTCCTCCGCATCCTTCCGAATAAGGAACATCTTTATGTTGTTGATGTCGTTTGAATGAAGCCATCCGTGCAATGGTATCTCTTGAAATGTTTTCTTTGTTTGCTAATTGATTAGCTCTTTGTTTCCCAACATCAGTTCCGCAAGAACCCCAACCATTTTCGGCAACCCATTTTAAGGCTCGCTTTGCGTTGTTAGTTGCTGACTGAGGGTAATCGTTGTAAGTGGTTTCATTAACTACCTTGGCTATTGCCTCAACCTCTTGTGCGTTCTCGATTGTTTTTAATGCACCATTTACAAAGTAAGCATCGCCACCTTCATAGGTTGCTTCATCTTCTTTGCGTCTAACATCGTTAGGGGATAGGATGCCGTTCTGAACTCCTTGGGAGTAAGCTTGCATTCTGCTTGGTAAATCGCCTCTT